GTGGAACGTAAACTTCTGGTATTTCTATGTTTGGTATATGTATTTCAGGTATATCAATGGTAGGCATACTTTAGTAAAAAAACTTTATTACTCCCATTTGCCTTTTGTTTCCCATTCTATATATTCTTTATTTCTTCGCTCTAAATAATTCCAAAACCATTTATTTGGATCGTTTGCATCTAAAACAGATTTTGGTTTTAGTTTCCTTATCTGCTTTTCAAATTCATCTTCAATAATCCCATCCATATGTTTCATCACTTGTCCTAACAATTGATATTCAAAAGCTGGACTTTTCATATATAAAAACACCATCAGACCTGATCCAAACGTAATACTTGATGTTATTAAGGCTAATACAGCTATAAAACGTGTCTTGATACGATCAGATGAACGATGAAGTTCTGTCATAATCCAAGTTTTTTAGGTAAAGGAATTGATTCACCAGTTGTTTTTGGTAAGCCTTTTTCTAAAACATTAGGCATCATTCCTTTTACATTACCCATAACCTGGTTCATTATCTTTGCCTTAAACTGCTCAGATGTTACATACCTATAACCCATGTACCCTCCTCCTATAACTGAAGATACCATTATGAATGAGAGAATACTCAAAACATTAGCTATCTTTTGAAACATGATAAAACTTGCTGTAATTAAAGCCATGTCAGTGATGAGCATAGCTGTATTACTGCTTATTATAGGTCTATCACCTTTGTACGTCACCATGAGCCTTATGACAAGGCAGATGCACACTAAAACTAATTAATCTCTCCATAAAGAGTTTTTTGATCTTCTTTTAATTTTTGTTCTTTTTCTGATTGTTCACTGGAACGATCTGCAAGTACAGCTTCAATTTGAATATTCCTTATTTGCAAGCTGTTAATCATATTATTTAATTGTTGAACTTTTTCTTTATTTTCCTTAAGTTCAAGTTTTAGCTTGTCTGTTGTAGGTCTTGTCATGATTTATCTTTATCTGCTATTAGTTTAGCTTTATATGCAGCTTTAATATCAGCAGTCCATACAATATTACAAATGCTTTTCACATCATCAGGTATTGCAGTAACACCATCAGGTTCTTTGTCTAATGGATTGTCTACTAAATTATCAGAAGAGTCTAACGATCCACAAGTTAAAGTGTATCTTTCATAGGATCTAGAACCAGTAATCTCTACACCATCTCTTTTAATAACTGTCGCTTTTCTTACTTGAACTGCCTTGTATGTGCCAACGACTTCTATCTTGTCGTATTCAATAGATTCAGTTAGTGCCATTAGGATTAATCTCCGATTAAAACAGGTTTAGGCTTAGTTTATAGACTTAGCTCGGTCTAAGTTGCGGTGAAGTATGTTATAGAACCACGAATTGCTGTGTCATTATCAAAATCTCCGTTATCCATTGCATCTGTATCATCTTCTGCCCCAACGGTATTTCTCAATTCTAATTCACTTGTACCACCTAATGCAGCAAAAACAATATTAGCGGAATCTGTCGCAATATCATTCCAAAAAGAAGAAACACCACTAGCTTCTACACTTGTTGCACTTAAAAGATCTTCAACAGCAAATGGCAATCCAGCTATAGTTGCATCACCTGATGCCGAACCTTTACTTGTTAATGTAAAACCGAAGTTAACTGTTACCTGTCTGCCAATTTTTACATAAGACCCACCACGCATACTACTGTAAGTAATACCTGTAGTAGCACCGCCAAACTCTAGTGAAGGCGTGAATACACCTTCTTCATAGTCATCAATCGTATTAGCAGCAGCAGTATCAGATCCAAATAAAATACCTCCAACATTCATAACACCAGTTGAAGAATTAAAAGCCAAATTACTACCTGTCTTTGGTGGTAAGTTTCCAGTTGCAGCCGTCACGAACAGTGGGAAACAAGTAGTATCAGATGACTCGTCAGCAGCAGTAATATTTGTTGCTGTTGTCGCGTTAGTTGCATTGGTAACAGTTACACCAGCAATTACTGTATTTAAAGCAACACCTCCGACTGTTATTGCATCAGCTTCAAGTGTTCCATCAAAATCTCCATTATTAGCGTCAATATCACCTACAAAAGTTGTGGCTGTAACATCGCCTGTTACTGTCAATCCGCTGGCTGATGTCTCACAACGCAGCGAATTATTATGGTACAACTCAACAGAACCATTTGCTATTGCCTGTAACATCACTGTATTTCTATCTGCCCTTAAAAGATTAACTCTATTTCCAGCTAAACTTAAATTATTACCTTGAGTCTCTACAATTAAACTTTCTGTTCCTGAACGAAAAATTTCTATTTCTCCATTATTTCCAAAAGTTGCTTTTGCGTTATTGGCAAACTCCAAAGCATTATCAGATTTATCAAATATAATATTTGCACTAGCTCCTGTAAAAGTCACATCCCCATCATGAGTCGCTCCATCATCAGTAACCGTTCCAGTAACATTGATGCCCGTAGAACTTACATTGACCCTTGTAGTACCACCAGTAGTAATATCAAAATTATCAGCAGCACTTGAAAATATACCTGTGTTTGTATCATCTCTAAAACTTAGTGCGGGAGCAGAATTTGAACCATCTTCCAGTGTCAATGTCCCATCAAGTTCAAACAAAGTAATCCACGCATCATTAGCAGAATTTCTTATCTTAAGCAGTCCAGCAGAAGTATCAGCCCACCACATATACGCATACTTCGTTGCTGGTTCGCTATTACTTGAGTTATTACTGACAATTGCAGATAAGGCATTATTAATGTCTGCTCTAATTACACTTCCCGTTCCATTTGAGATTATATAGTCATGTGTTGGCATTACTTTTCCTGTTTAGTTGTATTTTAAGTTGAAGCTAAGATAAAAGCAAAAAGCTCACTATATCTAACACCATAACTGTCACTTACTTTTGTTTTATTACCTTCTTCATCAGTTGTAAACATCTCATCGTAACAGAACATTCCATAACTAGCTGGATCTAAACTTTCTGCCTCAAATGCTGTTTTGATTTCCTGTGCAATTATTCCAAAATGTATCCTCGCACTTTCACCTTTAGAAGTAACAGCATCTTTAAATTTATATTTTTTCAATTTACTTTTTAAAACTGTTGCTACTCTTTTTTCTGCTTCAGTTATAGTTTCAAAATCTTGTTTTTGTCTTTCATCTGATGTTTGAATAGAATCATTTGTTGCAAAAATATCATCAAATCTATTACTTGATGATCCTAAATCCTGTGAATTATCACTAGAAGGAATAAAGTTACCATCAGATGTAAATTCAAATTTTTTAGTTACAGTTCCAGCAGATGTGGTTGTTCCAACAACTAAAGAATAATCATCATCATCATCAGCAGATTCTTCTTTGAAAGATCCAATAAAACAAACTTCTTCTGGTGAGGTATCTTCTACATTTTGTTTTCGCCATGATATTTTTAAGCCTTCTCCTTTACCTAAATTCTGACCATCTCCTTCTTGAAGGTCTAATCTGATTGCAGATATAGGTGTGGTTTCAGTTCCACCTGTAGAACGTGTAGCTCTACTTAAAGTAAAAGGTGCGGGTTGGGCATCATCTGTTGATCCTAAACCACCTTTAACAGCAACATCATAACCTGATGTAGTATTACCGCTTCCATCTTTTACTCTATTTACACTGCCCCGTCCAACAGAAACATTACTTGCTGTAATTCTTATACCAGCAGCTTTTTCTTCCAAGTTTCTTGGGCTATTAGTTGAGGCTGCATCATTTTCATTGTTAGTGGTAGGTGTCCCTGAACTTCCTTTTATTAAAAAGTTATCAATAAATCCTTGATAAGTTGCTGAACTTCCTAAGCACCTGATTGGAAATTTAGGGCCGCTTACACAATTGAAACCATCTAAAACAAAATTATTTGAAAAACTGGTGCTAACGTAAAAACCTTTTTCTAAATCAGAAAAACCAAAAATTGATAAATTCTTTACTAAGACATTTGACGCACCACGAAAGAGTCTAAATACGCTGTCGGAGCTAACACCTCCACCAGTTTTAACAGTATCATCTCCACTTCCACTAAAAGTAGTGGCTACATAATCTTCAAAATCATCAGCTAAATCTAAACTTCCATCAGAACATACAATATTTGTAAATTGTACATTTTCATAACTGTTGCATCTTACACAATAATCAGGATTATTAGTTGTTGCACTTCCTCCAGTAACGGTGTTTGTTATTGATAAAGGTGCAATAATTGTTACGTTTGAAACAGACACATTTCGTGCTGTTGGACTTGAACCAGTAAATGTTATTATATCGCCATCGTCATCTGTAATCTGATCATCCACATCTTCATTTGCTGATCCTGTTTTATAAACAATTATATTTTCCTCACCAGCTATAGTCGGGGCTGCTGGTATGTTGCCTGATGTGAAGGTAAGTGTTGTCCCAGAAACAGTGTAATGTGTAGTTATAGTTTTTAAAGTACCATCTACAATAACGCTAGGTGTATCTCCAAATCCTGAAGGTAATGTAAAAGCTGAGGTAGAACCGTCACCTGAAAAACCTGTGCTGTCATTGCCATAAAAACCACTGTGACGTATATCTAAACCTATATTGCAATTTACTGCCCTTAATCCATCTACAATAACGTTATATGGTGCGGGAGCATAGTTATGCCCTTTGATCTGCATACCTTTTATTCCTGTAATTGCAGTATTGTTTGTTAAGGTTACATTTCTACTGCCGTCATCAACTTCAAAACAATTTGAGTTTGTTGCGACAAGATGCCCTGTTGGTCTTTCTGACCTACAGCCAGTAATTAAAATATCTGATGAGTGATGTGTTGTTAAATTATCATCACCAGCACCTTTAACAAAACAATTTTCTAAGGTAATAAATTTTGATGGATCAGCATCATAAGTTGCGCCATTACTACCTCTTTTATATTTAGGTGCGGTTACATCTAAGCAATGTTTACGTGCGTCTAAACATCTTATATTTTTTATAAGTGCATATTCTGTAAAACAAATACTTAAGGTATCACCGTTATTATCCTGTAGTGCATCTCCATCTTTAAACGCTGCATCAGTAATTGTATCTTCTAATCTTTCACCACCAGTTACAGCGTGTCTTTGGCTATTAAAATCTAATGTAATATCTTCAATCGTCACATATTGAATTTTACCTCCAATAGTGACAGAAACATTACCACTGGTTGTTACTGAGTTGGCCACAGTAAAAGTAAACGTACCAGCACTAGAATCTATTGCTGTTATTTCAAAAGTTCCATCGGTGCTACTTCCAGAGGTAAAATCTGCTGTAACGAATCTTTGTACAGCAGGTGCTAAAACTGAATAATTTGTCCTGTTAAATTTGGTTTCGTCAGATGCTCCCCCTTGCACTGGATGATTTCCAGTAATAGTGACAGTAACAGTAGTTCCTGATTGTGTATAAGTACCTGTAATAGTGACGGCTCTTTTGCCAGTTCTCATCAATGTAGTATCACGGCCTATATCGTTTTTCATTTTAATAACAGTAGATTTTCCATCACCTACAAGGTGACTATTGCTAGGAATTTCTATCGTTTTAGTTACTATATAAGTACCTTTAGGAATAAAAACTTTACTAGATCCTCTTGCAGCGTTTATAGCTGCCTGTATCGCTGTAGAGTCGTCTGTACTTCCATCACCTGTAGCACCAAAATCCTTAACAGAAACTATATCTTCTCCTTTACTTTGAAATGTTCTTGCACTAGCTCCTGTTCCCGTCTGCGTAAAATCATCCATTCCAGTATTTAAAAAGCTAGAGCCGTTATAAAATTCTGGCTTTTTAGTTGTGCTGTTATATCTAAAACCACCTTCCGCAGGGCTACTTGGTCTTTCTGCTGTAGTTCCTACAGGCAAACGCATTGCACCTGTATAGTTGTGAGTTAACGTTCCAGATATTGTGCCGCCTGTAAGAGGTAAAAGACCAAAATTCGTTTCGTCAACTTTTCCTAATGTTATATATCCATCATTTGCTGCATTTCTTATTTTAAGTTCGCCTGTGGATGTATTTATATGTGGTTGAAAAGCTGTATTTATAGATGGATCGCCCGTTCCACTGTTTAATGAGTTTATAGCAGCAGTAATTTGATTAAGCTTTGTTCTGACATTCAAGCCAGTACCATTATCAATTACATAGCCTGAACCACCGACTGCATCTACTCTAGCCATCTTAATAAATTAATTTTAGGTTCATTCTACCCTTTTTTACCAAATCCAACAGCAGTAAACCCAAAATTTCTATCAACAGCACTGCCAGAACTATTTTTAAATGTAACAGTAAACCCTGCCCCACTAATCGAAGAAAGCTCAAAAAAATCTCCACTGGCTAAATTCTGTGCAGTAATACCAATTGAAGGTAATGAACTATTAACACCACCTAAAGCTGAAGTTCCAGTGAAAAACTCATTATCAAAAGTGATAGCTTTTGCACCTGCACCAGAGGCAATGTTTGATGTACTTTGTTCTGTTCTTCTTGGAAAACTGGCAGTATAGCCTAGCTGAGTAACTTTTATATCTTGGTTTACGTTATTGCTGGTCAACTTTGCTCTAAATTTAAAAGATTGCCCCTTAAATCTTCCATTAGCAAAACTTTGGAACGGTGTATAATCTGCTCCACAGGTAACATTACCACTTGTTGATACAGCATTTGTAACTTCTATTTTAAATTGATTTGAATTAACAATAGATGTAATTTCAAATTCACCATCTGTAGCAGTTCCAGAGGTAAAATCACAACTTACAAAATTACCAACTTTAAAATTGTGATTTGAAATATCAATAATAATTTCTGTACCTCCTGATTGTGTATATGTTCCAGTAGGAGAATAAGTTGAAGGATTCCCAGAAGTTTTTACCAATAAATCAGCAGCCGAATCAAAAGCCTGTACCCCATCAAAATCTGTCATTAAATCAATATCTGTAATAAAGTCAAACAGATTATTAGGAATAAAACCCTCTGCAAAAATATGTCTTTTTAATTCAAGATTATAAACAGCACCTAAATCTAAAGCAGTACCTCCAGCAGTTCCACCAAAATCATAAGTTCCTTCTGGTGAAATTGAACCAAAATCATCTAAAGATGCAAGTGCATCAAAGTCTGTAATGTCGTCAAATATACCTGTTGAGGTTAAATCTATACTTGCTGTATCTGTTCTTACTTCAACAGTATCACTTTTTGTACCTTGAAATATTGGGTCATCTAAATCTTCTCTTCTTGTTAATACTGCTAAAGGTTCTATTTCCTCTGGAATATCTAAAACTACACTGGTTTCACCTGTACTGAAATTACCAGAATCGTCCCTTGCTTTTAAAATATACTCACCCTCAATCGCTGGAACTACTGCAAGAGTTGAATTGCCAGCAAGTGCTGGAATTAAATTTGTTGAATTTTGGAACGTGCCAGTCCCATCCGCTTTTAAATTATGACGTACATATATTTGACCTCCATGAATAACATCAACATCAGGATGCAAATCCCATCTAAGCCTCACATCTTTATCATTTATGGGTTCTAAAGATAATCCAGTAATGTCTGAAGGTGGTGCTGTTTTACCTTCAGTAGTAAGCTCTAATGTGGTTGCAGTAGAACTTATATCTCCTAAAGTATTGTATGCAAAAACTTCAATTTCATAAGTACCAGCAGAGGAATTAAATATTTCAAAATCATTACTTAAAACTCTTACACTTGTAAAATTATTATCATCTAATCTGTAATTAACCTGATATTCATTAACATTGGTTACTGCTTCCCATGTAATGATAATTTTTGAAACTGCTTTATTATTTATAGCAACAATTTTTTCAACAGCTTTTAGATTTGTTGGTGGATCAACTGGATTATTAAGTATAGTGATAGATCTTTCTTCTATAGTTTCATCTGCTTCAATAGCATCATATTTATTACTCACATAAGATAAAGCTGTAATTGTGTAAGCAATACCATCGCTTTCACTGACACTTACAACCCTAAATAATTGTGATTGAACATCATCATTTTGAAATAACCAAACTGTATTAGCATTTGGTGTTTGTGAATATGTGCCAGAAACTGTAAAAACTGCTCCCTCTAAAGTAGAAACTGCTTTAGTTTCCATTGTTCCATCAGGCAAGATAACAGATAATTTTGGATTTGATCCTAATGTACTTGTCTGTAAATTAACAGAAGTTATATCATCAATAGTAATTTCTGAAGTAGTTGCAGATTTAACTTTTCCTCCTCTTCTCAAACCTGACCTTACAGGATCAGCAATTTCAATAACAGAACCAGGTCGTACTATAACACCAGTATCTATTGATGTTGAAAAAGTAACTGTTTCAGATTCTCTTTCCTGACTAAATAAAACTGCCCTTGCTAATCTTCTGGCTTGACTTGGACTTGTACACGCAAATGCTTTGATATTTTTAACAACTATTCCATACTTTGCCTGTCTATCAATATCATCTTGATTTGGATTATCGCCTGTAACATCATCCCCTATAGTTTCATAATCAATTTCTCTTGTTTCCATATTCAAATATGAAACATTAATAATAGTGCTTCTTGTTTTTAAATCACTACCTGAATAATTAAAACCATTTTCAGTTACATTAGATAAATTAAATAGATAACTAGGATCTTTAGGTTTGTCCTGTGCAAGAGATATAGAACCAGTAGACCAAATAGGCATACACCTCATGACACCAGCTAATTCATTAATTAATTTAAATGCCTCACTAGAACTTTGAATACTTACATTACAACTAAATCTAGCTTCTTCTCCGCCTCTACCATCGTTAACCAACTCATTAGCAAACTTGCTTGCATTAAAATAAGAAAACAAATCAATATTTTCATATAATTTTGCATCTGTAGATTGATCTGGTGCGATATGCGTTCCGAATCCATAACGCTTATTGACCATAAGGTCAAGAAGTATAAACGAAGGGCATGTGGTCCAAACAGCAGCACCCATAGTGCCATCAAATACATAATTACTTGGGTAATTTATTCGACCTGTTGTATTATCAACGCTGCAAAAAGCAGCTAAAGTGCAAGTTGGATTTCCAGCAACAGTCTGTGAAACAGTTACATCAAACTGAAATTGATCAGCAGTTACAGTATTAGCTATTACCGTATATGTTCCAGTAGGTGTTGCCCCTGCATTTGGTGTAAAAACAAAAGAGTCTCCAGCAACAAAACCATGACTTGTGCTATCTACAGTAACCCTAAATCCTGATTGATTGTAACTCCCAGAAATAGTACTTGCACCTTGCGAGGAAGGTATCCTTACTTTTATTCCTCTAAGACGAAAAGTCCTCTGTGGAACTGAACTAAATTGTTTTGAATCTAATTTTAAGGAAGTATATGCACTGTCAGGATATTTAAGATTGTCGTCTTTAAGTTCAATATAAGAGTTCCAGCTAAATGTATTAACTTCATTAGTACTTGTACTATCATCAGTTTCTCTTGTTACTCTTATGTCAACAGGAAAATCACCATCTAAATTAATTAAATAACTTCTTTGATACAAGTCTGTGGTTCTACCTTTTACCGTATCGGTTTTTAATGTTGTAAAACCTCCGTTATTATATTGAACTTTGATTTTTAATTTTACTTTTGAACCTAATTGATCTCCTTTGCTTGTAAATTTTTGTAATTGTGGAAAATCTAGTATTACCCTTACCTGATCTATCGTACTGTCTGTTATTTGTCTTGTAACGCCATTTGCTAAAGATTTTGTAACAGCTACACCTACACTCGTTGGACTACCTGTTGCTTTTACACCTTTAACCTTTTTTTGGTTTGACGTTCCAAATCTTACATCGAAACCTACATCAGCAAAATTAAAATCACTGTCACTAGGATCAGAAGAGTCGGCAGTTGATTCTAAAACTGGAGTATTATTTAGAAAAACATCTTTGAGACAGGCGTTGTTATATGCGGATGTGCCTTGTGTAAGACCCTCTTTAGATGGACTTGCAAAACCTTCTATTTCGCCTTCCGATAAAAGATCTAAAACTCTTATTTGCTGTCTGGAATTTAAATTATCTGGGGTAATCTTTGGTTTTTTTGGCCCACCACCAAAAAGTCCAAAAATAGAACCTCTAATAATATTTTCAGTCATACTTCCACCTCGTCAGTTGTAATGTCTCCACTGATTACTACTGAGCCAGTCAGGATTTCACCATAACAAATTGGGACAGGAGTTCCAGCTCTTGAAGTATTTTGCAGCCCACTAAAACTAAAAGAAACTCTTGGATCGCCTTCCATATCATTATCAGGAAGGGGGAAAAGCATTTCACTAACACCTGATAAAACTAAAGAAGCACCTATATAACTTAAACCTGTTCCAATCCCTGCTATAAATGGAGAGGCTGCTGCTGCTGTCTTGGCTGCTGCCGAACCTCCTGCGAACAAACCAGCACCGGGGAATAAAAATGATGCTCCAATTAATAATGCACCAGATAAAATTTTACCAAGACCAGCACCACTTATTACAGGTACAAATTTAATTTCTTGTGTGCCTGATAAATCATGTAATTCAGTCTCATCAATCTCAACATCATTTACTAATACTGAATAATATCTATTATTCATATATGCTTCTGCTTTCGGAAAGTTATTTATTAAAAAACTTACTGCTTTTGCTGGAGTGTTGGCATTAATATTAAATTCTTCTTGACCGATAAACTTTCCTAAATCACCATAAAGTTTTAATTTACTTAACATGACGATACTTTGCTCCTGTACATTTTTGCAGCCAAGCAGAATAAGGCTCTCTACAGGATAGTCTATCTGTTAAATGATGTAAAATCTCCCCATTCAAGAAAATAGCAACGTGATTTAATCCTTTTCCGAAAATACTCATTGCTAATACATCTCCATTTATTAAAGCCTCATGAGATTTTAATAATCTAAAACCTCTTGCAGGTAAAAGTGTTTCTAATCTTGGATTACTATAAAATTCTTCAGGAGTTATCGGCCTTCCATAATCCTGTAACTCTATATTTTTCTCTTCTTTGTACCAATCTCTTACTAATGTCCAACAATCTGTCACACCCCATACCCACGGTCTACCGAGTAATGGTGCTTTATATCCTGTAGGTTCACAATATCCCCACTCTTCGGTTTTAGGGTTAATTATGTGCCACACTAAACCACTCTGCTCACAACTGACCTTATCAGCCTGACTAGGACTTGGTGGAGTTATAGGATGACTATGAATCACTGCTATTATTTCACCTCTATCATCTGCCTTTACATAATCTTCTGGATCAAGAATAAAACATTTATGATCTGTTATAGCAAGATTACGACAAGGATGGTAACTTTCTTTACCTTTAATATTCAATAAAAGACCACAAGATTCTTTTGGGTCTTGTTCTTTTGCGTGATTAAGTGCAGATTCTTTCCAATTCATCCAACAAACGTACCAATAGAAGGAAAATCTTTTCTAGTACATATTCTATTAGGACATCTTACATTTGCCATGTCCAATGCAGCAGCTAATTCAAATTGTACAATTTCTCTAGTTTCTGCTGATTTTCTTGCAACTGTGAATATCTGTTGAGCATCTTCAACATTTTCATCAACTGCACCTGATGGGTTATCACCATCAAAATTATCATTAGGAAGAAATTTTGCTAAAGTTCTTTTTCTAGTAAATTTTGCACCTAAAAGATCATTTCCTACACTAAATTCATTTACTTCAAGCAATACAGCACTTATAAGACCTGTTGCATTACTAATTGTTAACGTGGGTCGTGGTAACTGACCACCTTTAAATTCAAAACCTTCAGCCTGTACTGGAAATCTTTGATAATTATTACCGTTCCATTTTATTTCACCGTTTAAATTAAGACTTGAACCAGCATGAAAATAGTATGTTTGGTCTCTACCATGTACTGCTTGAGTTAACTCCAATTCAAACAATTCAATAACTGCACTTGGATTAACATTCTGTAGCTCGCTTACATATTTTGTTGTACTCATGGCTCAAACACTTCTCTAAATGTTGCATTTAATGTTGCTCTGTCTGCAAAGTTTATTGTTTGACTATATCCAGGCTCAGCAACAAATTGTGCTGATGATGATTCTCCAGGTGGTGTATAAGAAAAACTTTCATTATCTGAAGCTCTTGCATTTAAAAATGTCATAAATGTTTCTAGTTCTGTTAATGTAATATTTCTCCAAGATAAATTATATATACGAGGATTTTGATTCAGTGCAAAATTAATCCGTTGTTCATAGCCATCTCCAAATTTTACAATTTTGACATTAGGTTGCTGTTTTTTTTGAACAGGAAAAGAAGCCTCTGGTGTAGAAGGGAAAGTAGCCATTATGCAAGTAAACCTCCAGGACGCTTTTGTTTAATTAATTCAGATTCTATCGCTGCTGACAATACAAGACCAAGTTCTCTACCAGCTTGTTCA